CCGCATCGATAGCGTTACCTCCGAAAGTATGCCAAGTCGATGAACCGCTTGCAATCGCTTTAACAACATCGGCATGGAAAGCGTTAAGCATTTCGTCGATTGCCTCTTGCCCTCGTTCGTCCTGCATGACATGGCAATGGATGTTGAAGGTCTGCCGATAGGCATTAGCAGGCGGAACACCTGGCCTATCTAGCTCGCCGACTCGATCCAGTGGCCCCTGAGTCAAGACGATTTGGTTATGTCTTGGCGTAAAGTCTGCGAACCGCTTTGGACGCTGTACCTCACTGATAACCGTCGAGTACGAACCGCTACCGATCATCGCATCGAGACGCGACTTGAGAGCGAGAGCGATCGTTTCAACAACGGCTACCGGCATTCGAGAATCAGCATCCCTTCATCGTGGCTAGTGAGTCTTAGGATCGAGTGCCGCTTAACAGGTTGACCAACTCGATCCGAAAATTCTAGTTCGTCGCCGCCTAGATTTAATTCGTCGCTTGCAATGCCTTCAGTCTCATCGTTGGAAACGTGTATTTCAAACACTGGATATACAACGTCACCATCTTCGGGAAGGATGCCAAGGGCCTCGCGCACAACCACCGCATTGATCTTGCGAGACCGACCGTTCCGCTTGTAGTAGACGATCGGCTCTGCAAAGTCATCGGGGTTCGCAAAGACATTCTTGGCATCCTCTTTGATGAGGTCGTGAAGGCTCATGCTTATCGCTTGCACTCGACCGAGACATAATCAACCGTCACGCTGTTAACGTTGGTCGATGCGGTCTTGCTGATCTGAACAAACGGTTGAAGCGATCCAGTTGCAGCCGACATCGAGAAGGTCGTTGTCGAAGCAACTCGGGCACCGTCGATGTAGAACTTAACATCGCTCTTGCCGCCAGTGAAGTCGATAACGAATTCTTTGTAGGTCGCAACCAACGAAACGCCTGATGCCTTGTCGTCGTTGTCGGTCGTTCCGTCATCGCTTTCACAAACAACAGCATTCGAGCCCGCAAGCTTGAATTGTGCGTTGTTGGCTGTCGCGTCGGTATCGTCGTTTCGAGCCGACTGCAAGCCGAAAGCCAAGGTTGTAGCAGCATTGAGAGATGCAACCGTCTTGACGAGGAACACGGCTCGCTGAATGTTGTCGATGTCAAAGCAAAGCTTGTCACCGAAGTCCAAACAAACATTTTGAATCTCGTTGGCACTATCGAAGGTCAACGCGATTTCGCCGGTAGCCGATGGGCTCACCGAAGCATAGGTTGGAGTGCCACTGGACGAGGTGTCAGTGATCTTCCAATTGCCTTCACCAACCGTGGCCGTGTAGGTCTTGCCACCGAAGAAATCATCCTCGAACTTGGCATGATTAACAAATCCGCTCATTTCTTATTTTCCTTTTTTGTTGTGTTGTCGCTGTCAAAGAAAGCCCTGGCCATCGCCGACCAGGGCTATAGGTCAATCAACCGGACTAGGTACGGTTGCCGAAGATACCTCGATGGTCGATCACTGCTGCGGCCATCGATTGGCGAACGTAGTAGTGATAAGTGTCATTATCCTTGTTCCATTCGGACTCAAGCACTGGGGATTCTTCGCCGTTAAGGAACGTGATTTCGACGGTATCCACTTGGGCGTTGTCGGCAATCGCGTACCAGTTGGTTGCGCTGTTTGCATCGAGCAATGCAGTAGCAACCACTTGCAGAGGACGAACGCCATTGACGCCGTAGATGTTGACCACGCCTTCATTGCCGTTGCTCTGAGCGTAGGATTGGCTGTTGACCAGTTCCAATGCGGTCGCTGCGTATGCTTGCGGTACGAGCAACGTGCGAGGCGAAAGGTTGAGGTAAACATCGCTACTGAGACCCTTTTGCAAGGACATCAGCTTAAACGCTTCGTTCAAGGTCGTCACGCCTGGAGCAGCAACTGAAGAAGCCGTGATGTTGCTTCCGCTTGTGTGCGATGCACTAAACAAAGCGAAACCGTCGGCCATCGTTGGGTTGGCAAGCAAAGCATCGTAAACGACCTTCTCTTGCGTCCTTCGTGCTGCGTTGCCGTGCATCGCTGGAATGCGGGACAATGCGTCAAGGTCGTCGTTTACAACAGTTTCCCAAGAGACCGAGAACTTCTTACCGAACTTCTCAACCTTATAGGATCGCTTGGAATCGACGACTTGCCCCTCGGGGTATGGAGCCCCTTCGGGAACCATTTCGAGGTTTGGAGATTCGCCGAGCTGAATGCGGTTGATGTTTTTGAAGTCATCGACCGACTGAGCTTGACGAGCCCACAGAGACCAAGTGTAAGGTGCTTCCTCGTAAGCTGCTCGCAAGGTCTTGCTAGCTGCATCTAGCAGGATGTTTTGAAAGCTTCCGGTCGTGTGGTAGGCTTCGATCGATCGGCGAATGTTGAGCCGATTGAAGGCCTTATCTTGACCCATAGCCATTCGAGCAACGTCGGCTCGACTGTACTTCTCTGGATTGATGCCCATGCGTCGAACGCACAATTCAGCAAGCCGATAGATTCCGAGGTTGCGGAAATCTTCCGATCCTGCTGCTTGCGGGGCTTGTCGTTTGACAGTCCCTTGGAAGCATCGCTGGATCAAACCAGCTTTAGCTGCTGCTTCAAACTTGTCATGCTCCGACTCGGTAACGCGAACATCGCTGCCGACAGTCTGTCCGATTGGGGAATTGCTCATCTTTCGGATGATCCTTTCTTGAGCGTCTTGCACAGAACATCCTGACTCGACCAGTTCATCCACAAAGGCACGCTCGACCTTTGCTAGAGTCCCCGCCGAGATAATTGCCTTGCGTCGTTCGTCAACTGCTTTGAGTTGTCGAGTCACTTCCTCTTGTACCTTCTCATCCATTCGCATTGCCTCATCTTCGGGCTTGCTTTCTTCGGCCCTTGCCATTTCTTCGGATGGCTTATCTTCTGCCATCATTTCAACTTCAAGCGATGGCTTTTCCATGTGGTCTGCCATCCACTTGATAATCTCGCTCGCATCGGTCATCCCTTCTGGGAGACCAAGGGCTTTCAACTGAGCCATTAGCTCTTCTGACATGCCTGCCTGCCTTTCTTCTTGGTCATAAGACCGTCGAACAGTAGAATTCGGATCTGCGCCCGTTGCACAGATCGAAGCGTTGTGAGGTTCCCATGCGGTTACTATTTCCGCTGGCCCCTCGATCACCTTGCCTTGTCGGGTGGTGTACGTTTGACCCTCTTGAACAAAGACCCTCGCTAGGATCTGTGCATCAATCGAGAAGTCGTTAAGATGGCCCTCGTTGTATCGAGTCGCCACAATCTGAGATTCTTCGTCGGATGCGAATGACGCATCACCAACGAGCGAACCATCTTGAATCGAGATGTTTCGGATCGAGCCAAACACATTGCGAACCGTTTTATCATTATGAGAATCGACGATCGGTAGTTGGTTCTTGCCATTGCGGAACTGAACGCCATCCATCAAAAGAACTTGACGGATCGTTTGCCGACGCTCCGAATCGTAAATCTCGATCGGAGTCTCTGTAGCAATGACCGCTTTACCGTCTTTTGGTGCCTGAAATGCTCTCTGGATCTTTGGCACCGAAGCGATCCTTTCAACCTTGTCTTGCGATTCCATTTGTCGCTTTACCTTTGCTGACCAAGAACGACCCGCATCACCTCCCCAAAGAGCCCAAGCGATCCGACCCGCTGACGGAAATCCTTTTTGACCTGGCTTCCATCCTTCGCCCTTCTTGTCCACTTCGTGACGAGCAAAGTAGCTGACCATGCGTCCGATCGTATCGGGACTGATCTCTTTGCCATTCGATAGGTCACGAGCCCTAGCAACGCCGACCGGAGTCCCGCCGCGATTGTGTTCGCGCCTCCATTTAAGGCCCTGCTTAGCCTCATTGCGCACGCCCTCAGGAGGTGTAAAGTCGATGCCGTCGTACTTTGCACGCTCGACTTGTTCCGATGCGTATAAGGCCGCGATCTGGTCGTTTGCATCGGACTCGCTTGCATGGCATCCCATGAGTTGACGTTCGTCACTTTTGAAAACGCCCCAAGGCTTAGCAATCGGACAAGCCGCTGTAGTCTTTGCGTCATAAGGCATTGGCTGTTCTCCTTTGCGAGTCCGATGACAAAGAGAACACAGGAGTTAACTCCCATTTGCTAACATCTGATTTTGCGATTGGACCAGACGACAATATGATCTTTAGTCCATTTTCGTGTTCAGTCTGTGCTATTCCGCCTACCCCTACTTGTCTTGCGTTGCTTGCGTAATATGCGTGCGTTGGCTTTTTACCGCCTAGATTCTCCGAGAGCTTTCTTATCTGATTTGCAATCGCATCATCCATGAAATCTATAGATCCGTCGTCGTCAGCAAGACCGCGCGAGCCTAAAAAGATATCTGCAACCTTGTCAACTCTTGCGGCTTCTTTGCTCATTCCGAACTGTTCAAAAAACGATTTCAAGTGTCCAGCGTTTTCTCTCAACGCAGAATCTTGCGAATCTGTTTTTTGTGCCGCTGAAAAATCAAACAGTTTCGGTTTTTTGTCAGAAGAAACACCGAACTGCAAAACGTCGTTGTAGTCATATCCAGCAGATGACATTTCGCTTACCGCTGAATAGATTTCGTCTTTCCCCTTTTCAATTACAGGGGCAAGCGTCTTACGCTTATCCGATTCGATAGCGTCTACGCTTATGATGTTTTTATAAAAAGGAGTTACAATCTTGTCTCCTTCCAAGCCACCTTCGCTTATCCCAGGCTTTCCGCTTAACGCAGAATACACCTCGGCCTCTTTTGTTTTCTTTCCGTTTATTGTGGCGTTTTT